TACCCTTGATAATAATTTGAATTCTAATTTTAATGAGGCATACAATCTTTTATGTATAGCAGACATTGTTCTGCTTCCTCTTTCAAGTAAAGCTACAGTTGTACCTACTGCTGCTTGTTGATTACCATCACCTACTTGTATATCAGCAATAGAAGCAAATCTTTGACCTGCTTGAACCACGACTCCCATTAATTGTAATAAAGTTTGAGAAGGTTCTTTGTAAGGTAGAGTCATAAATGCATCTCTAAGGTTTCCCCCTGGAGCATCTACATCTCTCCACTCACCTGGCTGAATAGATTGAGCATCATCTCTAATTCTAATACCACGCATTTTAAATCCTGCTGGTAAATTAGATAAAGTTCCTGCATCAATTAATTGTCTTAAAGCAGATGTGGCTGTTCTTGATAGCCCACCGATCATATGAATTAAACCAAATCCATAAAATCCTAAACCCGGTAAAAATTTAAAATGAACGAAGTATTGAATTTTATTTTTCTTAACATCACCTATTTCATAATTTCTACGAATAGATAAAATTTCACGAGAGCTTTCTTCTATCGTCACAATGTAAGGAAGTTTAATTCCAGTCATTTCCCCGTTGGGATCACGATCTTCAAAGCCCTCGAGATCCAAGTTTACATGACATTCTACTAATGTAAAGATATCTTCATAACCCGATTTAGTAACTCCTTCAATTTCTCTCTCTTTTGATTTTACATCAGATGTATCTGTAACAGAATCATCACTTGGTAATAAATCTAAGTCTCTATAAAATCCTGCAACTTGTTGTTTTCTTAATTCATTTGCAGAAATTTTTATTGTATGCATGATTGCTTCAGCATCATCTAATGATGTCGCTGAATAAGGAACAACTAAATCTTCTGCTGGTACAAATTTAGAAACAGCTCTTCCAAGTAAATCATCATAATAAACTTTTTTAAAAGTAGATCCTGATAAAGGTAAATAAAATAACATTTGATCAAACTCTGGTTCATATTCTCTCATGACATCCATAATTTGATAGTTCATAAAATCTTTAACACGTACAGCTTGATCTTCTTTTTCTCTAGAAGAGTTTCCAATTATTTGAGTTCGCACCGGTCCATCTGCTGGTAATAATTCTTTGTAAGCTAAAGCTTGAAATTGTGTAACTGCTTCTGCTAATACTGGATGAGTTGCACCACTTGCTCCTTGAAATGGTTCTGTTCTTTGATCATATTTAAATCCAAGTAAATCTAAACCTTGAGTATAAGTTTGTTCCCAATCTTGACGTGATGTTTTATAATCTAAAAAATTTTGATAAAGTTCTGAACCTAAAGGTCCTAAAACATCTTCTGGTAATAATTCTGCTAAGTTATCAAAATGGTTTACACTCTCACCTTGATTGAAAGCTCCTGGATTAAAATTAATTTCAACACCACCATCTGACGTTGGAGTGATTTCTGTATTTTCTGTACTTGGAATAGATTCTTGAAGTTCTACAATTTCTTCTGCAGAAGCTTCTGGATTTTCTATTTCAATTTTATTTATAACTTCGTTTGGAAGTGATTTGTCTATAGTTGCCATTTAATTTCTCCGAGTTCACTATCTTAACCTTATTATAAGTAACATTCAAGCCCTGTGGGTTGGGTCCTGATTTAGGTGGTATAGTTGTTGTTAATTTTTTCATTTTATTCCAAAAGAAGAAGGAGGAAGATTAGCTCTATATCTTGCAATCAATGAATCTAATAAAGGATCTCCAGTTGCTTGATTATATAATGGAGCATACTGAGGTAATGTAGTTATTCCGCCGTCACCTCCACCTGGACTTTGTGCTGGACCACTTTGAACAGATGTTGATTCTTGAGTATCATCACTTGGTCCTGTTACTCCTCTGTTAGATGCACTTATTGCATCTTTTGCTAAACCAAAGGCAAATCCTAAAGCTGGATTAGCTATACTCAAAGCTGTTTGAACTGGATTATTAATTGCATTTTGAACTGCCCTGTTTGCTATATTAGCTAAAGTACTCATAACTCCTGTATTTGCTTCGGCAGCTGCCGCTGTTGCTGCCGCTCCAACTGCACTTCCTGCAACACCTCCCATACCTGCATTTTCAGAAGTTCCTGCAACATCACCAACACTCATACCGCTAGTATCACTAACACCTAATCCACCGACATCACCCATTCCTATTCCACCCATTGATCCTGAATCTGAATCTGCTCCTGGTCCTGGTCCTCCGTGTCCAGATCCATCGTCCGATCCTCCAGGACCACTATCTCCTTCTCCTGATGAATCTCCACTTGAATCTCCACTTGAATCTCCATCTCCAGATGATCCGTCTCCTGATGATCCATCACCCGATGATCCATCTCCGCCAGATGATCCGCCGCCGTCTCCACCGCCTCCACCTCCATTAAGCGACATTATTCCTGATGGACCTTTGTTAGGTTTACCTTTTAATGAATTATATAAATCTAAATCTACTAAAATTTTTTCTTCATCTTTTGTAATATATGCAAGATGTGCAATTGGATGTTTAGGTGATGATCTCCAACGACGAGGGGCACTTACTGTTTTTTGTTTTCCTAAATAATTAAAAACTCCACCTTGTTTTACAGGTTTTGTCTTACTAGGTTTTTCAATATTAATTTCGTAACTAATTTTCTTCTCAATCATATTAATAATATGTTCTATTTACCCTTGTGGTAGGCTCATCTTTATAGTCTTCTGGATGAGAAATCAACCCACCTTGTCTAAATCTCATTAATGCCTGGGTCATAGAATCTACTAAATCGTCATTATCTCCATGTGGAAAGGCAGCGCATTCTTCAATAACTTCTTGTGCAAATTGTTTACCTTTTGGTGCCCATATCTTTCCAGATTCAAATAGAGGTGCAACTGCATTAACTCTTGCATGTTTATCATTACCTTTTGATGGTGTGTAATTAACAACAGGTATTCCCATTTGTCTAAGTTCATAAGTTAATGGAAGACCCGATGCTTTAGCTTCAACTAAAACTGTTTCAGGTTTCCAATACATATATTGTTCGTGAGCCAGGCGCCTTAGTTCAGGGAACTCTACACGCTTCTTAATTGAATCAAGCAATATTAAATTTGGACCAGAGTCTTGGTCTGGGTAAAATACACCCCATGTTGTAATCGCCGAATAATCCGCAGTTTCTTTTTTTAAGAATGCAGTATCATAAGATTGAATTACATGTTCAATTGCAGGCACATAATCTTCTTCCCAATCTTTCCACCACTCACGTTTAATAATGGCTCCTTCTTCTGAAGTTGGGTTTTGCATGTATTGAGCATTCCATTTAGAAACACCTGCTGATGCTTTAACTGCTAGTAAATCTTCTAACTTCCAATATTGTGGCCACACTGCTTTACCTGATGGTAAGATTGCTGGAAATTCTACAACCTCCCATTTATCAGCTTTATCTTCTGCTCCTTGAGCCTTGATCAATTGTGCAGTTAAATCTTTTGTACTCCATCTCGTCATAACTAAAACGATTCGTCCACCAGGTTGAAGACGTTGACGTGGACCTGAAGTATACCATTCATATGCTTTCTCAAATGCAGTTGAAGAATTTGCATCTTGTTCTGAATGTGGATCATCAATGATGAGTAGATCAGCACCCCTACCGGTTACCGCACCTTGGACACCGACAGCAAAGTATTCACCACCCTTGTCCGTTTCCCAACGGCCAGCGGCTTTTGAATCTTCTTGTAATCTTGTATTAAATATTTCTCTATATTCAGCTGAGTCAATTAAATTTTTTGTTTTACGACCAAACCTAACTGCAAGTTCTGCTGTGTGAGTTGCTTGAATAATTTTTAATTTAGGATCATTACCAATCATCCATGCAGGTAAAAAGTAAGAAGCAAATTCTGATTTAGTATGCCTTGGTGGCATATTGATAATTAATCTTTTTAATTCTCCTGATCTTAATCTATTAAATTTATCTGCAATAGTTTTGTGGTGGGAGCCTTCAATAAAATCTGGCCAAATATATTTTACAAATGTTAGAAAATCAGAACGAATATTTTTGTCTGTATTCTTTTTAATAGACATTAGAAAATTTAATTTAACTCTTTTTCTAACTTCAGGGTCTTTAATATTATTTATATTTCTAAGTTTTTTTAAATTTTCTTTATCAAGCATAATATAATTATGGTACCTAAATTGTTTTTAACACCCCCGGGGGTATAAATCCATAGGTAATTTTATAACCTATAGGGTCCCCTTATATGGTACCTTAAATATTTTTTACCCCTCCCCCCTACTTAGAATAAAAGTAATTTAGAACCCAAAATGAATTTATTAACTATAACTATGTAAATCTTAGACTAAAGGGTATGACTGGGACCCCTTTAATTGATTTACCCTCTCCCCCCTCCTTAGAATAAAAGTAAATCGTAAACCCATTGGGACCTCTATGGTGGGGGGGTGAGTCCTTGGTGGGCCCCGCCCACATGTATATATTATCGGTAAGGGTGGGCCCCGCCCACAGGTATTTAATAGTGATAAATATATCACAGAATATCCCATTGAATTATAATACAAATATCTTTTGAATTGTGGCAAATAACTATAGACATTAAATATAGGATATTGTAAGATATAATCACTAACAACGAAAGTAATAATATGGAACTATGGGTATCAAAAGAACACGAAAAAGAACTAAAACAAATTGGTTTTAGTTTTCCAGATAAAAAATCTGGCGATGTTTTTTATAACAATGAAAAAGTAGGATACATAGATAACTTTACTGGCTTACGATTTGATAAACACGATTCAAAGCCAGCTGAACTTGTTAAAAGTTTGGAAAGTCAATTAAAACTTTGTATCTGGAATCCAAACAGTAATTAATATGGAAACTGAAATAAATATAACTGATAACCTTGCTCAACAATTTGTTGAGCAAGGGCTAACAACAAAGGAAAGTGAAATACTTTCCTTTATTATAACAAAGTGTGATGATACCATTATGGATATTGTCGAAACGTTTGAGGAGAGAGAAACAACAAAGGTAGTTTATGCTTGAAACAATAAATGAGTTATATGATTACTTTATAACTTTTGCCTCGTTGTCCTTGTTGCTTGTTGCTTTATTCTATTGGATAGTTTTATTAATCAATAGAAAACAAGAAAAGGACTTTGATACAAAGTATAGAGAAACACGAAAAAAATAGTCTTAACAACAACGCCCGGAATTCCGGGCGTTGTTCATTCTTAACGAAAAGAATTATTTAGCAATTTGTGTAAAGGACTTGGGCACACGCACCTCAATTTGTGCCTTACCAAATATATTTTCTAAGTTCTTCCAAACGTCATCAATAGACAAACCAGAATATAAAGTATTTTTGGCGTCCTCAACTCCATTTTGTAGGTACTTAAAGAACTTACCCTTTTCAGAGTTTTTATATTTGTCCTCAAGTTCTTGTCGACAAGCTTTTTTCAAATTACTTATCACTTCATCTACAGTGTCAGCACGACTTGAAATTTGCCAGTCTCTAATATCTGACCACTGATTAACCTTTTCAAGTAATGCTTGTTTTTTCTTAAAAGCATTTTGATTAAGTGCTGTCTCTTTAGCGTCTTTACTTTGTTTAAAGTCCTCAAAGTCCTTTTCAGCTTGTTCAGCGTCTTTAAGTAGCTTTTCAAGTTTCAAAGTAGATAAGAACTTATTAAAGTCCTTCTCTAATTGTTTTCCTACTTCAAGTTCACACTGTGATCGTATTGCACTTTGCTTTTCTTGGAACTTGTTATTTATAAGTCTATCTAAATAATCAAGTTCTTGTTTTCTTATTGGTCTCATGTTTGTTTTCCTTTCGTTGTTTGTTATTTGGAATTATATCCTATGTTATCCTATATTGTCAAGCTCTAAATTAATTTTATTTTTTTTAAGGTGGGGTGGGCCCCGCCCACAAGTGTTTAGTGTTTCTTGGGAGGGCCCCGCCCGCAAGTATTTAGTAGACCTGCGACAATATGTCGCATTGACTTATTTGAATTTATTGACCTCGAATCATGAAACATGGAGAAATTTATTTGTTGCTATTATTTTAAATGTAGGATAATATATGATTCTAAAAAGGGTTATACTCCATTGGAGTTTGCGTCTGTAAGGCGCCCCTTCATCCCACCAGTGTAGCCAGTATATTTTTTTATATTGGAGCACTGGAGTGGGTTTCTCAACGAAAGGAAAAAATGACTAAAAAAACGTACTCAATTGTCGCCTACTACAAGGACTATATGTTCTATGAAGTAGAAGCTGCATCCCCAGAAGAGGCCAAGGAAATCGCCTTAGCCAACAAGGAAGACTGGGAGCGGCCCGACAAGGAAGTGGAATGGGAGTACTACCTTCCACCCGTGATTGAAGAAGTTAACGAAGTATAATTCTAACGGCGCCCAAATAACGGGCGCCACAACCACAATAAAAAATAAAAAATCACAAGCCTACAAGCGCAGCTAGCAAGTTCACAAGTGTATATATAAATCCCTGGTGGGCCCCGCCCACAAGTGTTTAGTGTTTTTTTATTTCTTGGGAGGGCCCCGCCCACAAGTGTTTAGTGGGGTGCGACACTATGTCGCATTGACATAACCCTAGGTTGCAAGCGCCTTGAATCAGGTCTCAGGCAACAAGGCACAAAATAAGATTTGACAAGATGGGAGAATCTAGGATATAATTGCATCGTTGAGTTAAAATATCACCACGTAGATTCATATAGGGTGGTCATAGTTTAAGAAAATCTATGTCT